TGGATGACGCAGACGTTCCTATGGACGGTCGTAGCTTCATCGTACCACCTTCACTGCGTAACGCTATCATGGGTATTGATCGCTACACTTCTACTGACTTTGTTAATGGCAAAGGCGTAGAGACTGGCAAGATTGGTAACCTGTACGGCGTTGACGTATTTGTTTCTACTAACGTACCTACTCTTGAGTCAGGCGTTCGTGGTGCTCAGCTGATCCACAAGGACACTAATGTTCTTGCAGAGCAGCAGGCTGTACGCTCTCAGACTCAGTACAAGCAGGAGTTCTTGGGAACTCTGTACACTGCTGACACGCTTTACGGTTGTCAAGTAATGCGTCCAGAAGCAGGATTCGTACTAGCCGTTCAGTAAGGCTCAGTACAACTGGGGGATTCTTCGGAGTCCCCCTTTCTTTCTTGTTTTCTTAGGAGCTATTCATGGCAATTTTTAGAGGAGATGGCGGTGCTGGAGATTCCAACACAGACGCCACACTAACAGCAGTAACCGCGCAAGCTGTCATAGCTACTAACAAAGCAAGTGAAGCAGCCGCAAGTGCAGGTAACGCAGCAAGCTCAGAAACAGCCGCAGGTAACTCTGCTACAGCCGCAGCCGCAAGTGCAACAGGTGTGTCAGCTTACGCCACAGCCGCACAGAACTCAGCTACTGCCGCAGCCACAAGCGCGACAGGAGCAGCTACATCCGCTACATCCGCTACAACAGCTAAGACTGCTGCCGAAACAGCAGAGACCAACGCAGAGACTGCTGAAACTAACGCAGAGACTGCTGAGACTAACGCAGCCGCTAGTGCTACCACAGCTACTACTAAGGCCGCAGAAGCCGCTACAAGCGCATCTGGTGCGTCTACGAGTGCTTCTACTGCAACAACTAAAGCAAGCGAGGCTGCGACTTCAGCAACCAACGCATCTAATTCAGAGTCTGCTGTAGCTACTAATGCTACTAACGCAGCCAACTCAGCCACTGCTGCTGCTACTTCAGCAAGCGCAGCATCTACCTCAGCTACCAACGCAGCCACTAGTGCTACTGCTGCTGCCGCTAGTGCAGCTTCTATTGGTACTGATCCTAGCTTTAACTCAATCACTGTCACAGGTACTACCGCTGTCAAGATGTCAGCAGGTACTACAGCCCAGCGTCCTACAGGCGTAGCTGGTCAGTTCCGCTACAACACAACACTAGGTAAGTTTGAAGGCTACTCAACAGAGTGGGGTGAGATTGGTGGTGGCGCTGCTGACCTCCTGCTTAACACCTTTACTGGTGATGGTAGTGACGTAACCTTTACGCTATCTGGTGCAGCAATAGAAAACAACACGCTGGTGTATGTCGATGGTGTGTACCAAAACAAATCAACCTATGCAGTATCTAGCGCAACTCCTGCTATAGTTACCTTCTCTGAAGCTCCTGCTAACGGAGCAGCTATTGAGATTATGGTAGCGGCTATTGCAGTCACTGAGATAGGTACTCCAGCAGACAACACAGTCACTACGGCTAAGATAGTCAACAACGCTGTAACTACAGCTAAGATAGCTGATGGATCAATCACTTCTGCCAAGTTAGGTGCGGGTGTGGGCGGAGCATTCAATGACTTTGCTATTAAGACTACAGCCTATACAGCAGTTACCCGTGACCAGCTTATCGTGAACTCAGGCAGCGCAGTGACAATAACTCTGCCTGCAAGCCCTAGTGCGGGTAACGTAGTTTTTATCAAGAACGCTGGCACAGGCACAGTAACCGTGGGTCGTAATGGCTCTAAGATTAACAGTACAGCAGACGATGGTTCACTGGCAGCAGACGCTGGTGCAACTCTGGTGTACGTGGATTCAACGATTGGTTGGAAGGAGCTATAGATGGCAATCCCATTAGGTGGTGGTGGCGGCAGTGCCTCAGTAATAAATGAAACAATAGATATAAACTCAGCAGAGAATCTGATTACTCTGGATGATGGTCGCGTGTATCTGAAAGGCGGTGTTGTTGAAGCAGACACGACTACCTACCCTGATGCAACTACTTCCCGTAACTATACAGGGACAACTTTTAGTGTAGCAAGTCAAGCCCCATACCCAACTAGCATAACATGGGATGGAACCCATTTTTGGGTGGTTGGTAGCAACAATGATACTGTATATAAGTACACTGCGGCTGGAGTATACACAGGCACAAGTTTTAGTGTAGGTAGCGCAACCGCAGACCCTCGCGGTATAACATGGGATGGAACCCATTTTTGGGTGCTTGGTTCTACCAGTGATACTGTATATAAGTACAACTCATCTGGTGTTTATCAAAGCGTAGCTTGGTATGTAGGTAGTCAAGCCACAATCCCACAAGGTATAACGTGGGATGGAACCCATTTTTGGGTAGTTGATTCTACCAGTGATACTGTATATAAGTACAACTCTTCTGGTGTTTATCAAAACGTGAGTTTTTATGTGGGAAGTCAAGACGGAACCCCAAACGATATAGTGTGGGATGGAAACGATTTCTGGGTGATTGGTAGTGCTGGTGACAAAGCATATAAGTACAATTCCTCTGGTGTTTATCAAAATGTAAGTTTTAGTATATTTGCTAACGGTGACAGCAACATGCAAGGTATTACGTGGGATGGAAACGATTTCTGGGTTGTTGGTGCTAATACTGACGCAGCATATAAGTACGCAAACGCTATTGGCGTAAGTGCTAACGCTTCAGCCAGCGAATTAGCGAGCGGCAGACAAAACTACGTGAGGATTAAATAATGGCTTTAATAGTATTAGAAGATTTAATAACCCCAGAGCAGAAAGCCCGTAGATGGCGCGATGAAGAACTAACTCGCACAGACATAGCAGCCACAGTTTCCGACTATCCAAACGCTGATGCCATTCTTGCGTACCGCCAAGCACTACGCGACTGGCCGTCAACTTCTGACTTCCCTGACACAAGACCAGAGGTGGGCTAATGGCACTTACTAAAGTAAAAGCAGGTGTCATTGCCTCTGACCCTATAACCGTAGGCATCACCACAGTCAGCACAGCGTCCTCTATTACAGCCACAGCTAATACTCATGTATACGTTAGCGCGGCTGGGCGGACTATTACACTCCCTGCGTCACCTTCTGCTGGTCAGCGAGTGCTTATCACTGTGGGCAACTTTACTGACACAGTGGTCGGACGTAACGGCAGCAACATTATGTCTAGCGGTACAGATATGACGTTGGACAAAGAGTATCTCTCAATTCAATTTATTTTTGCAGACGCTACACGCGGATGGGTAATGGCATGAGTAACTTTACAGATTTTATTGGTGGCGGAGGCGGCTCTGCGTCATTCCCTACAATATTTTTAAGTAAGTCCCAGACTTGGGTTCCCCCTCAAGACGGCAACATTTGCATCCACGTTATTGGAGCTGGTGGTAGTGGCGCAGCAAGATACAACAATAACCAAATGACAAGTGGAGCAGCAGGGGGTTACTGTAGAAAAAACAGTCTAGCTGTCACAACATCTGGCTCTTTTACTGTGGTAATTGGTGCAGGCGGATATAGTGTGAGCAGCGCGGCAGGCATTGCTGGCGGTAATACAACATTTGCTGGCACTGGTTTAGGCTCTACCTTAACTGCTAACGGAGGAGGTGGAGGAAACCTAAGCTATACTAATGCGAGTGGTGGAACAGCATCAGGCGGCGACGTTAATAACACAGGCGGTCTTGGCGGGTACCAAAAAGGTGGAGGTGCTGTCGGTCTTACCGGAACTGGAAATCAAGGCGATAATCCCTCTAGTGTTCAGTTCAGAGGCGCTGAGTGCGACATTGTTGGGGATTTTTGGTCTTCATCTTTAGGACAAATCGCTGGAGGGAAGCGCGGCAATCCGGCTTACGTTTATACCGCTATAGGTATGGGCGTTGATACGTTAGATGCTGGCCCATTATCAGGCGGTGGATGCATGTACTCAGATTCTGGTACTACATCATCTACACCAGCAGGACATGCCTCCATAGGCGGAGGGGGTGGCTATTCTTTAAATTACGCTAACGCTGCTTATACACTTTCAGGCCGTGGCGGTGAAGGCATTGTCGTCATCCAGTACATACCGTAAGGAGAATTAAATGAAGTACATAATTAAAGATGCTGACGGTAATGTCACTAACTACATCACTGCTGATGCTGAGTTCGTTGAAGCTAACTTTGAGCACTATGAGCTTTGGGTAGACCCTGCACCTGTAGAGCCTACAGCAGAAGAAGAAGCCCGTCAGTGGCGTGATATGGAGCTATCCGTTACAGACCAAGCCTCACAAACCCCAGACTGGCCTAACAGAGATAACATCTTAACGTACCGTACAGCTTTACGAGACTGGCCTAGCACAGCAGACTTCCCAGACACTAAGCCAACTTTAGGTACTTGATATGCTTGCAGAAATCTCAGCAGTTGTAGGTGTACTCAAGACTCTCAACGCAGGTATTAAGACTGTCAAAGAGTCAGGGTCGCACCTGTCAGACCTTGCTGGTATTTTTACAAGTCTTACGGAAAGCAAGGTAGCCGTAGAAACGATTGAGGAGGCTTCTAAGCAGGGCGATCACGTACTGACACAGGAGGAAGCCTTAGAGCTTGCATGGGCTAAGAACGCCATTAGAGAGCGTGAGAAGGAACTAAAGAAGATAACTCCTAGAGATGTGTGGCGTGACATGTTAAACATACAACACAAGTCTCTGATGGAACACAAGCACAAGCTAGAGAAAGAAAGATTAGCTAAACTACGTAAACAAACTAAAGTAACTGAAGCAGTCAAGACAATCTTAGGCACAGCTTTACTGATTACTGTAGGCATTGCATTATACATATTTATTAACGGAGGTCAGTAATGACTAAGATTATAACAAAGAACTCTAGCACCGGAGCAGCAGGTTTGTCCTATGGCTCTTGATACTGGTAAAGACCTCGTTGACGTAGCAGCAGCTTCTACAGCTCTTATGACCTTGGCTGCATGGCTACCACCCACTGCTTCTTTGTTTACTATAGTATGGTTAGGTATCCGCATCTGGGAAACTGACACTGTACAGAAACTACGTAACAAAGAATAGCTTGACTTTTGACTAAAAATAGTGTATAATATATGAGTATATTAAATAGTTTGATTGGCCCAGTCACTGGTTTGTTAGATAAGTTTATTGAAGACAAAGATGCCAAGAATCAACTAGCACACGAAGTAGCTACAATGGCTGCTAAAGCGGCCTATGAGAATGCCAAGCAGCAGCTTGAAGTCAATAAGGTAGAGGCGGCTCATAAGAACATGTTTGTAGCTGGGTGGAGACCCGCTATAGGATGGATCTGTGGTTTCGCGTTGATGTACTCTACTATTTTATCACCCATCTTAGGTATATGGTTTACTGTTCCTCCTGTTGACAGCTCCCTGCTCACTACTGTGCTTATGGGTATGTTAGGTCTAGGTGCAATGCGAACGGTAGAAAAAGCTAAAGGCGTACAGAGAGAGCGGTAATGACTGTAATAACTGACTTTGGAAAGAAAGACAAAACTCCTTTTGCTAGTCCTTTTGACACAGCACAGGATGCGTTTGCCCCTTCAGATGTTGCAGAGAATAATGTTGAAAGTCAAGAACCTTTTAACATTCAGTCTTTTTGGGATACTCTTTACCAAACAGCGGGGCCGACTGTAGAACAAACAGGTCGGTTAGCAATGAACCCTAACGATCCTAACTTTGGTAACTTAACCACAGGAAGAAGCGAACAAGGGTTTGAAGATTTAGTATATACTCCTTTTCACGAAGAACTGCAAGCGCAGGGCATTCCTTTATATCAAGAAGACGAGGAAGGAAACAGGCTTTACATTAATTTACCTAGTGGAGCTAGTGCTATTCCTCAAAGTGAACGCTCCCAAGAGTTTCACCCAGAACTGTTTGACAGGTTTGGCAATTACTTAGAGGGTACTTGGGAAGATGTTTCAGGAGGAGAAGGAGGAATAGGTGAGTATACTCGTAAATTTATAGAGACTCCTGATTATGATTTCTTTGAAGATGTTTTAAGCGACCCTCGTATTGGATTATTTGCAAACCTTGTGCCCGGAGGAACATTAGCTTTAACAGGAGCTAAAGCAGCAGCAGGTATGGACGTATCGCCTGTAGAGATAGCTACTAGCTTGATGCAAGGACTTAACATTGCTGGAGTTATTGAGCCGCCTAGCGTAACAGACTTACCTTCAGGACAAGTAGGCCCTCCAGTTCCTAACGCAGGTAGGGGTTTATTTGGCACTACTTATGCTCAAACACAGACTGCCCTAAATGTAGCAGCCGCTGGTGATGTCGAAGGAGCTGCTCTAGCTCTTGTAGGTCAACCACTGATTAACAGAGGTTTAGACGCAGTAGGGTTAGACCAAGCAACCATTGAAGGCGCAGGAATACAATATGATGATTTTCAAGAAGGTTTAGGTCAGGTTGTATCTGCTGTAGCTGGAGGTGCGGAGTTAGATGAGGCACTGGCGCAGGGCTTAGGTAAATACATCAGAGAGGGCGGCACGTTAGGCTCTATTGATTTGCCCGAAACTAACATAGACTTAGGGGTTGTTGAAGATGTTGTTAGGGATCTCGTACGTCCTCTTGGAGAAGCTGGTACAGCTCTTGCTGATTTTGTAGAAAACGCTGTAGGTAATGTAGGGGTTTCAGAGACAGTAAAAGAGCTAGGTCGTGACGTCGAAGACGTTGTGAGAGCAGGAGGCAGCGTTGTAGATGATGCTATTATACAACCTGTACGAGAAGTAGCTAAAGACGTAGATGACGCTGTTATACGGCCTGTAGGCGATGCTCTATCTGCTTTAGACACAGCCGTTAGAGACGCGTTACCAGATATTGACTTACCTAGTGTTGATTTACCTAGTGTTGATTTAACAATGTCCGGAATGATGGCTACAGCCTCTGGCGCTGTTCCTATGTCATCCACTAGAACTACTGACTCGTTGTTTGCTGACGAGTTGTTTAAATTTAAAACAAAAGTAGAAGACACTCAAGAGCTAGTGCCTTTTAGTACGTTAGAGTTTGGAGACGTACAAACAATGCCTTATGTTTATGAAGACATACAGTCTCCTTTGTCTGAATTTACTTATGACAACGGTTTAGAACTAAACATACCACAACAACTAACACAAGAAGAGCTTTTACAAGAGTTATTCCAAAAACAAGGAGTTTCACTCTAATGACATACTTACAACTGGTTAACAAGGTGCTGGTCAGGCTACGTGAAAACGAAGTCTCTACCGTAGGCGAGAACAGCTACTCTAAGCTAATAGGTGAGTATGTTAATGACGCTAAACGTACAGTAGAGAACGCTTGGGACTGGACAGGACTACGTAACACACTGACAGTAGACACACAGGCTAACGTGTTTAACTACGTCCTTACAGGCGCTGACAATACTATTAAGATACTAGATGCTACCAACGACACACAAAACTGCTTTTTGCAGTACAAGCCATCTCAGTGGTTTGACAACGCTTTCCTAGACTTCCCTAGTGTTCCTAAAGGCACTACTCAGTTTTACAGCATTAACGGTATAAACGGTGTTGATCTATACCCTATTCCTGACGCTGCGTACACACTGCGGTTTAATGTGGTGTTACGTACTACAGACTTTACCAACGACACAGACCCACTGAACGTGCCTTATAACCCTGTTATACGTCTGGCTACAGCGTTAGGAGCAAGAGAGAGAGGAGAGACTGGCGGTACTAGCGCAGCGGAACTGTTCGCACTAGCTGATGCTTCACTAGCAGACGCTATAGCAATGGACGCTGCATTACATCCTGAAGAAACTATCTGGTACTCATAATGGCTCAACAGCTACAGAACATTACTATTGCAGCTCCCGGCTTTGCTGGACTCAATACTCAGGACTCACCAATAGGCGTAGACCCGTCGTTTGCTGCTGTTGCTGACAACTGTGTTATTGACAAGCTAGGCCGTATAGGGGCGCGTAAAGGCTGGGAAGAGGTCACTACTAACGGTTCTTCTGTGTTAGGTAGTAGCCGTGGTATAGAAGGTATACACGAGTTTGTTGCTAGAGATGGTACAAAGACTGTATTCTCTGTAGGCAACAACAAGATATTTACTGGCACTACTACTCTTGCTGAAGTAACGCTACCTAGCGGTTACAACATAACAGCTAACAACTGGAAGATTGTTACGTTTAACAACAACGTACACTTCTACCAACGTGGTCATGCTCCTCTGGTATCTACTGCTGGCTCTACTACATTAGCTTTGTCAGTAGACGGCGCACACGCAGCTCCTTCAGGCAATGAAGTATTAGCAGCCTCTGGTAGACTTTGGGTAGCAGACTTAACAGGAAACAAGCACACTGTCTACTGGTCAGATACTTTACTAGGTAATAAGTTTCATGGAGGTGCAGCAGGTAATATTGACGTAACTCTTGTGTGGCCTACAGGTACTGATGAGGTAGTAGCTCTAACAGAACACAATGACTTCCTAATCATCTTTGGTAAGAAGTCTATTATTGTTTATCAAGGCACTTCTGATCCTGCTAATACGTTGGTACTTGCAGACACTATTGAAGGAGTAGGTTGTGTCGCTCGTGACTCTATACAGCACACAGGCACTGACGTACTGTTCTTGTCAGACTCAGGACTACGTAGCTTTGGCAGAGTGATACAAGAGAAGTCTTTGCCTATGCGTGACATCAGCAAGAATGTCCGTAACGATCTGATGGAAAAGGTGAACGTAGAGTCACTGCCTATCAAGACTGTTTACAGCGCAGATGAAGCCTTCTACCTGCTTTCTCTACCTTCTACCAATACTGTGTACTGTTTTGATATGCGTGGCCCGTTAGACCAATCTGGGGCGCACAGAGCTACTACATGGACAGAACTAGACCCCCTGTCCTTTGCACGTTTAGAAGACAAGACCATCTACATAGGCAAGTCTACAGGCATTGTTAAGTACGCAGGCTACCTAGACGGTACAGCTACCTATCAGCTACGTTACTTTAGTAACCCTACAGACTTTGGTAACGCTTCTAATTTCAAGTTCTTAAAGAAGTTTAACTTGACTATTGTAGACGCACACGGCACTGACATAACGCTTAACTGGGGCTATGATTACTCAACAGAATACAACAAGCAAGTTTTCTCGTATCCTTCTTCAGCTTCTCGCTCTGAGTATGGCATTGCAGAATACGGCTTAGGTCAGTATTCTGGTGTATTTCCTGCTGTGATTAACACGCCTTTTGTAAACACTAGTGGTAGCGGTTCTGTTGTTACTATTGGTATTGAAGCTCAAATTAATAACTCATCTTTTTCTATTCAAAAAATTGACATACATGCTTTACTTGGGAGACTTATCTAAATGTCCAACTACACAAAGACCACTAACTTTGCGGCTAAAGATTCTCTGCCCTCTGGTAACGCAAATAAAGTTGTACGTGGTACAGAGATTGACGCAGAATACACTAACATAGCCACAGCAATAACAAGCAAAGCTGATGTAGCTAGTCCTACATTTACAGGAACTCTCACATCTAGCGGTGCGTTAGTTGCTTCTAGTACATTTGCTTTAACTGGACGGGCTGATATAGGTGATAGAGGAACTAACACAAACTCTTCAGACCCTATGGTTAACGTAAACCGTAACGTAAATAACTCAACTACTGCTGGTAACAGTCATTGTTTTAGTGACTCTTCCCTTATTGATAAAACAGGAACTATTAGTTACGCATCTTATGACGCAAGAATAAATATTACAGGTACTAATTCTTATGGTCATTTTGCTCCTTTTCAGAATGGTGTTGTCCACGATACTTCAGGTACGACAAGTATTCTTTATGGTTATGTAGATGTTCCCCAAGTAACTAACGGCACAGTGTCTACTCGTTACGGCGTTAAAATTAATGACGTTACTCGTTCAGGTAGTGGAGCAGTAACAAACAACTATGCTTTATGGATAGACCAACAAACAGCCAACTCAGCACAAACGTGGGGACTTGTTCAGAAAGGAACATCTAAAAATCTTTTTGAAGGGCAGGTTTTTTTTCAAAGCCTAATAAACTTAAATGATACTGTTATAGATGACAGCGCAATCGCAGGCACTCGTATTGGCGTAGGCACAGGCAGTGCTAGTGACTTAGCTATTATGAAAGCTGATTACAGCCAGTACATGATGACAGTACCTACAGGAACTAACCAAGTTAAGTTCTGGGGTGGTGTTACTTCTGCTGGTCTGGCTAACGGAAGTGTTTACACGCTGACATCAGATCAAACTCTGTATGGTACAGGTACTGTAGGACATATAGTCTTTAAGAATGCTAATGGTATTGTAGGTCAGATACAGACAAGTGGGGCTGCCACTGCTTACTTAACTTCTTCTGACTATCGTTTAAAGAATGATGTACAGCCTATGGTTGGAGCTATAGACAGGCTCAACGCTCTAAATCCTGTGAACTTTGAATGGTTAGAAACAGGAGAAAGAGTAGACGGCTTCATAGCACACGAGGCTAAGCTAGTTGTTCCTGATGCTGTTAGTGGCGAAAAAGATGCCATGCGTACTGAGGTTATTAAAGATGAAGATGATCTACCTACTGGTGAGATATTAACATTACCTGCTTATCAAGGTATTGATCAGTCTAAGTTAGTTCCTTTATTAACAAAAGCATTACAAGAAGCTCTTTCTAAGATTGATTCATTAGAAACAAGAGTTACTACTTTAGAAGGAGGTGTATAACATGAGCTTTATGGATTTAATAACAGCCGCCACCGTAAACGTAACAGGCACATTAACGGCTGACACAATTACTGGAGGGTCGTACTAATGGCTATTGATATGTACGGGAACTACACACCTGATGATAATCCTTTCGCGCCTTCTAATACAGGTAGTTTTATTGCTAATCCTATTACTGGCTATGTTCCTCCTACAATGGCACAGCAAATAGAGTCTAGCTTGTCTGTACCTAGCTTGTACGATATAGGCTCTTCTGCTTTCCCTTCGTTTGATCTAGCGTCAGCTAACAACACAATGGCTAGTTTGTTTGGTTTAGATTATCAGCCAACACTTACACCCTCTACTCAACAAACAACGCAACAGACACAAACCATGCTTAGTTCTCCGCAGACTGGCCAAGCCGCTGGCGGTAGTAACATGATTCAGAACTTGCTCAGAGGTGCTGGTCAATATTACTTAGGTCGTGAAAACATACAAGATGTTCAACAGCTAGGCAGAGAAACTCAAGAGCAGTTAGGTTTACTAGCAGAAGAAGGGCGCGAGGCTACACAGTTTAGACCCTACACCGTTACTGGTGGATTAGGTGGTGTTTCTACTACTGCTGAAGGTGGTTTTGGTATTGACCTGTCTCCAGAGCAACAAGCTCTACAAGCGCAACTATTGGGTCAGGCACAGGGATTATTTGGTCAGGTAGGTCAAGACCCTGCGTCACAGCAAGCGGCTATATATGAACAGATACGGGCTACACAGCGTCCTGAAGAAGAGCGTCAGCGTCTTGCTACAGAGGCTCGTATGCTGTCACAGGGCCGTTTAGGTATCTCTGGTGCTGCTTACGGTGGTTCTTCCCCTGAGCTACTAGCGCAAGAGACAGCGCGTCAGGAGGCTATGGGTCGTGCTAACTTAGGTGCTAGACAGCAAGCCTTATCAGAGCAGCGGCAAGCTCTGTCGGGCGCTACAGGTCTAATGACTGCTGGCTACCAGCCGCAACAACAAGCTCTTGCTATGCTACAGGCTAGTGCTACTCCTGCTGGTTATGCTGATGTTGGTCGTAGGACTGGTCAACAGATTGCAGGGCAATTACAGCTAGGCGGTTTAGAGTCGAGGATACAGTCTGAGCAGTTAGCTAATCAGTTACGTCTACAACAGCAGCAAGGATTGTTA